CGTCGATGCGAATGGCGGGCGGTTTGAGTGGCTGGTGCGCGGCTGGGGCGTGAACGGCCAGAGCTGGGTGATCGAGAAAGGCCGGCTTCTCGGCGATCCGGCGACGAACGCTGATGACTGGGATCAACTGATCGAGATCATCACGCGGACTTACCCGCTTTCGGACGGCAGCCGCCGACGCATGGCGATACGCGCTTTCGGTTTCGACAGCGGCGGCGAAGCGGGCGTGACGCAGCAGGCATATTCCGCATGGCGCCGCTGGCGAAAGCTGGATGGTGTTGTGCGTCTGATCGGCAAGATTGCCGGGCGCGACGCGTGGACGGTGTTGCCGACGAAGGGCGCCAGTGCGCTGCTCGCGCAGCGGCTTGTGGTGACGTATCCGGACACTGCGCGTAAATCAAACCGCGCGGCCGCCGGCGGCACCGTCCCCGTCGCGCAGTTCAACCCGAACAGCTTCAAAGACGACCTTTCCGGCCAACTGCAGAAAGCGGACGTCGGCGAGTGGTATGTGCATTTCCCGTATGCATTGCGGTCTCCCGAAGAACCTCACGTCTGGTTCGAGCAGCTGACCGCCGAGACCCGGATGAAAAACGGGCGATGGGAAAAGGCCATCAAGAGCCGCCGCAACGAGGCGCTCGATCTGATGGTGCTCACGCACATGATGGCGCACCTGCATGGTCTCGCACAGATTGATTGGGCAAAGCCACCGTCGTGGGCTGCGCCGTGGGACACAAATTCATCGCTGGTCACCGGATCGGATGCGCCGGTGCCGAGTGCGCCTCAGTCGACCTCGGGCCCCGGCGCCGCGCAGCAGAAGTCGAAATCCGCAGTTCACCGTTTCCGATAAATCCTATGGCCACTACCGATCTCAGCTCGCCGTACTACGGCATGAGCGACGCGCAGCTGCAGGCGGCGCTGACCTCAGCGCAGCAGGCCTTGATCGATTTGCGGACGGGAAAGAAACTCGTCTCTGTTTCATACGCGCAGGGCGGTGGCGCGCGCAGCGCCACCTTCCAGCAAACCGACATGGCGAACCTGCGCATGCTGATCGCCGAGCTGCAGCAGGCACTCAATCCGGGCGTATGCATTAACCGCCGTCGCTACATCACGCCGGTGTTCTGATGAGCAAAGACATCACGCTCGTCGACGCGGGAGGCAATCCGCTCCGTCGTGTGCGCGCCGACTATCCGAACGGCATGCCTCTGCGGAATCAGGTCGGTGCTTCGTTTTTCCCATATCAGGCTGCGGAGTGGCAGACGCAGGAGATGGGGGCCTGGCTGCCGTGGATCCGTTCGCCCGATGCCGAGATCACGCAGTTCCGCGACCGGATGGTTGCGCGTTCGCGCGATCAGGTTCGCAATGACGGCCGCTCGAGCGGCGGTATCACCCGGATCCTCGACAGCGCGATCGGCGCGTCGCTACGCCTGTCCGCTGCGCCTGACTATCGCGCGTTGCGCCTCATCAGCGGGGCAAAGTTCGATATCCAGTGGGCGAAGGAATTCGCGAGCGCTGCCGAGGCGCGGTGGCGTATGTTCTCGAACGACCTGAATCGTTACAACGACGTGTCGAGGCAGCTCACCGTGTCGCAGCAGCTGCGTCTCGCACTGCGCCACAAGTTGATCGACGGAGAGAATCTAGTCGTCAACTACTGGAAGCCTGAGCGCGTTGGCCGCGGGGCTGCACAGTATGCGACCTGCTTCCTGGTCGTGGATCCGGACCGGCTGTCAAACCCCATGCAGATGCTGGACACGAAGCACCTGCGTGGAGGTGTCGAGGTCGACGACGACGGCGTGCCGCTTGCGTATCACATTCGCAAGGCGCACCAGAACGACTGGTACAACGCCGTCGAGAGCATGGAGTGGGAGCGCGTCGAACGCGAAGACGATGACGGTTGGCGGCGCGTAATTCATGACTATGACCGCGATCGCGCTGGACAGAATCGCGGTATCGGTGTGTTCATTCCAGTGCTCGCGCACGCGAAGATGCTCGCGCGTTACTACGGCATCGAGCTGCAGGCGGCGGCGCTCGCCGCGTCGATCGGCACATATGTCACGAGCCCATACGACCCGTCGGAAGTGCAGGACGCTCTCGGCGGCGACCAGGAGCTCAAGTTCTATCAAAGTCTGCGAAAGGACTGGAACGATGAGCGGCCCGCGATGTTCAACGGCGTGCGCGTGCCCGCGCTGGCTCCCGGCGAAGACATCAAGTCGGTCGCATCTGACCATCCTCATAACGGCTTCACGGAGTTCGTGCACGAGATGCAGGGCTGCGTCGCCTCTGCGCTCGGTGTCCCGATCGAACAGGTGACGCAGGATTGGTCGCGGAGCAACTACTCGAACATGCGCGGCTCAATGCTCGAGGGATGGAAGACATTGATCCGCCGGCGCCTGGATTTTTCAGCCGGCACGGCGACACCGATGTACGCGGTCTGGCTTCGCGAGTCGATGGAGAACGACGAACTGCCGTTGCCGAAGGGCGCCCCCGACTTCCTGGAAGCTGCCACGGCCTACGCGGCCTGTTCATGGCTCGGGCCCGCGCGCGGCTGGGTCGATCCGGTCAAGGAACCGCAGGGCTCCATTCTCAAGATGGACGCGGCGCTCACTACTCTCAAGTCGGAAGCCGCCGAGCAGGGACTGGATTGGGAAGAAGTGATCGACCAACGCCAGATCGAAATCGAGGCTTTCAAGAAACGCGGCATGCCTCTGCCCGAGTGGGGCGGAGGCGAGCTTGCTTCGCGCACCGACGAACCTCCCGAAGAGCCGAAGGCTGCATGATCAACTATCCCCATCTGGCCACCCGGCTATTAAACGTGCCGATCGCGATCCTGCCGCATAAGGCTGAGGTCGTGATGGCTGCACTTGCAGACCGCTTTGGCATCTCGCATCTCTTTCGCGGTGATGGTTCGTCGCTCGAGCTGGCGAACGGCGGCGCGCGCGCGTTTCTCGACGCGGAGGACGGCAGCGAGGAAGCGCAGTACAAGCCCTACGATGTGGCGCAAGGCGTTGCGCGCATCCCGATCGAAGGCACGCTGGTGCACAAGCTTGGAACGCTTGAGCCGTATTCCGGCATGACCGGGTATGACGGGATCCGTGCGCTGCTGAGCATGGCGCTCGGAGATCCGGACGTGCGCGCGATCATGCTTGATATCGATTCTCCGGGTGGTGAGGTGGCGGGATGTTTCGACCTGGTCGACGCGATCTATGACGCCCGCGGTCGAAAGCCGATCTGGGCCGTGCTCACCGAGAGCGCCTATTCGGCCGCGTACGCGATCGCGAGCGCTGCCGACAGGATCATCGTCCCGCGGACAGGGGGCACAGGCAGCGTGGGCGTGATCTGCATGCACGTTGATATATCGCAGGCGCTGTCAAAGGCGGGCATCGACGTCACGCTCATCCACTACGGCGCGAAAAAAGCCGACGGCAACGAGTTCAATCCTCTCTCGAAAGATGCGCTCTCGCGCTTCCAGTCCGACGTCGACAAGATGGGAGAGATCTTCGTCAAGACCGTTGCCCGCAATCGCGATCTCAAGACGGCTGTCGTGCGCGACACGGAGGCCGGCACCTTTCTCGGCGCTGCTGGCGTCGAAATCGGCTTCGCTGATGCTGTCATGGCACCGGACGAAGCCTTCGCTTCCCTGCTCGACGAGCTGGGCTGATTCATCCCACCATCAGGGTAAATCCAATGAGCAATACGTTACGCAACCTCATGTCACGAGGTGGGTTGAGCTTCGCCCATCTCGGCCGTGGTTCCCGGGCTTCCGACGACCGTCGGGACGATGACGACGACGCTGGCAAGGGCAAGAAGGGCAAGAGCGCGTCCGACGACGATCAGGAGCAGGATCGCGAAAACGGTGACAGCAAGAGCGGGCAGCGCGCCGCTGGCGGTGATCCGGACGATGACGACGATGACGACGACGGCAAGGGCAAACGCAGCAAGCGCGCGTCCGACGACAACGACGATGACGACGACAGTGGCAAAGGCAGGAAGAGCAAGCGTGCCGCTGACGACGATGACGACGAGCGCGCCGAGGACGATGACGACGATGAAGAGGAGATGCGCGGCAAAAGCGCGTCTGCTCGCGCACGTCGTCGCGAGCGGGCCCGCTGCGCGGCGATCTTCACCTGCAAGGGCGCAGGCCGCAATCCAGTTCTTGCCTGCAAGTTGGCATTCACGACGTCCATGACGCGCAGCGAGGCGATCGAGGTGCTCGATGGCGCGCCGGCGCCGGAAGGCAGTCGCGGACGTCGTCAGAACCCGAACCTCGGCATCGACAGCGATCGCAGCGTGAGCAGCGAGCAGTCGATCGCAGCCAGTTGGGACCTTGCGTTCCAGAAGGCTGGTGCGAAGCGGCGTCGCTAAGCATCGCCGCGCATTCCTCTCCCTAACTCTGGAATTCGATCATGGCTCAGACCCCTCTCATTGAAAACCGGCACGACGGTGGCTTTCTCGTGTCCGAAGCACGTGGCCACCGCTCGCGCGACCCGATGACGTTCAGTGGCGCAGTGAAACATCTTCCGGGCGAAGTGGTTGCGAAGAAGGCGGCCGGTACGGCTGCCGCGGCTGCGAAGGCTGGCAATACGGGCAATGGCGTTTTCACGCTCGACGCCACGACTCCGGTGCTGCCGAACGCCCAAGCGGGCATCTACGTGGTGCGCTGTACGGCGGCTGCGGCGAACAGCGGTACGTTCCGAGTGTTCGATCCGACCGGCGATGTCATCGGCGACGTCGTCGTCGGCCAGACGTTTTCCGACGGTATCAAGTTCGCGATCGCCGACGGTGCAACGGACTTCGTCGTTGGCGACGAATTCGATGTCACGGTGTCGCTGCTCTCCGCGTCGCTGGTGCCGCTGAATCCCACGGCGACCGACGGCACGCAGATCGCAGCTGGCATCGGATTCGGCACATACGACGCCACGCTGGCCGATGTGCCCGGGCTTGCGGTGGTTCGCGATGCCGAAGTGAATGGTAGCGAGCTCATCTGGCCGACGGGCATCACGACGGCACAGATGAACGCCGCCAAGGGCCAACTCGCCACACTCGGGATCATCACCCGCTAAACCGACGCATTCAATTCCGTCGCTTGTCACTTGGTCGCGTTCGCGGCCATTATTATTTCTGGAGCCGATAATGGCCAGTTTGGACGTATTCCATCAGGATGCCTTCTCGACCATCCAGCTCACCGCTGCGGTCGACAAATATCCGTACCAGCCTGTGGGGCTTGGCGATCTCGATATCTTCGAAGATGAGCCGATCCGCAATACCGTGCTCGCGGTCGAGCAGCGTCAAGGTCAGCTGATCCTGATCCCGA